CTGCACCCGTATGACATGGTAAACCGCATGTTTGTCTTGGCCTTCACCAACGACCCGGTGCCGATCACGATCGACTCCCAAGACCGCCGCTGGTTCTGCGTCTGGTCCCATGCGCCGCGCATGGATCCGGACCGCGCCCGTGCGCTGTGGAGCTGGTATAACGCGGGTGGCTTTGCTGCGGTGGCTGGCTGGCTGCACGCTCGCGACGTGTCGGCGTTCAACCCTGCAGCCGCGCCGATCGTGACCGAGTTTAAACAGAACCTGGTCGAGCACGGTATGTCGATGGCCGAGTCTTACCTGGTCGAGCTGATCCGGCGCCGGCAGGGTGAGTTCGCCCGTGGTGTCGTCGGCTCGCCGTTCCATAGCCTGTGCGACCGCTTGGCCGGCTCCGCGCCCGCAGGTGTTAAGGTGCCCCAGGCTGCGTTGCTGCACGCCCTGCGCGAGGCCGGCTGGCAGGACATGGGGCGCCTGTCGTCGGCGGACTACCAGAGCAAAAAGCATATCTTCGCCGCGCCTGATGTCGCCGCGTCGCACAAAAAGTCCGAGCTCCGCCGTATGGTCGAGGACGGCGCCGGCAGTGGTGGCGCGCGCATGGTGGCGGTGAAGTAGGCGCAGCTGGCAGGTAGATAAAAAAAAGCCCCTAGCAGCCCGGAGTAGCCGCTAGGGGCAAGGTGCCGAGGGAGGAGGCTCGGCTGGGGTTATAGCTACCAGTCTAGCAGACTGGCGATGATCGCTGCAAGCACCACTCCTAGGATGATCCAGACCATGCTATCGCCCGGTCAATAGCAGGGCAGCAAGCGCCACTGCGATAGCCACCAGGACCAGCACGCTGTCGCGTGCGGGCCTGTAGCGCGTCGGGGCATGGTGGCCCCTGTCGAGGCCCGTATGATCGGCTAGCGTGCGCGGGAAGCGCCAATGGCGCGGGTCGTGATCGTATCGTTGGCCGGGGATCATAGGCTGATCCAAAGGCCAAAGAGAATCCACAGCGCGAAGGCGGCGCCGGCTGCTAGGTGCGCGAGTGTTTCTATAAAGTAACGCATCTTAGACGGCCTCCTCGACCTGCAGCGCGGCGATATAGTGCTGGGCAATGTCATACCAGCAGACTTCGCGCAGCGCGCTGTTGAACAGATCATTAAACATGCCACCTTCGGGGATAACTTCCTCTGACAGCGCGGTATAGTGCGCGTCCATCTCTTGCGCAAGTTCGAAGGTGTCGCGCAGTTCTGCAGCGCGCTCGTGCCAATAGCAATCCTCGCCGTCGTTGTCGATCCAAAGATTGACTAACCAGGTTTCGTAATTCTTCCAGCCGTTATAAGTCTTGTCCATTGTCTGCTCCGTTTAGGTTGTCGACGCAATACGCGCCCAGTAGCGCCCCGCGTGAGGCGCTACGGGTCGAGTATTAAACCGCTTTTGTTTCAGGCGCCGGTGCTGGGAATCCCCAGCGTAGGTGTAACAGATTCGGGCCTGGCACGTGCGCATCATCGGCGTCCATGCGCAGCGGCATGATTACACCAATAAAATCGCCACTGGCGCACTGAACCAACGATGCGCTGCCGCCATTGTGCGCAACGAACATACCTAGAAACTTGCCCAGGCCAACGGTAGCAGCAGCACAATCGCGCAGAGACACTAGAAAGTCCGGGTTAAACTGCGCCACTTCCCCGGAGACTTTGGTAGGCACGACACGGCGCCAATCCGGGAATTTTCCGTCTACCAGTCCGAACCTGGTTTCTGTTCCGCAGTAAATGATACCGGCCTTGCCATCGGCGCCGGGATCGAACTCGGCATACTCGACCGGGTTGCGCCCGGCTTTCTGAATCTTGATCCCCAGGATCACGTCGCGCGGCAGGATATATTGCCCGTTAACGTCGTTTTCTTGCCTATCCTCGCGGATCGCAGCGAGCTTGTGCCCGTCCGTCGCCACGTAGAACCGCGCGGTGGGCGTGACTTCCAGCATCACGCCGTTCAGGTAGTAGCGGATATCGCTTTTGGGCGCGATATGTTTGGCGAGGGCCTGCAGGGTTTTCAGATTAACTTGCATGGTTGGTTCTCCGGTTGGTTGTCGACGCAATGCGCGCCCCGATGCCGACGATATCGGCATCGAGTCGAGTATTACAGCTGCGGAACCTTGAACACCGGCACATAATCGGTTGACGACGGGTCACGCTGACGGATGGCTAACGCGAGGCGTTCAAACTCGGCAGCGTCGGTAGCGGTGGCGAGGAATTGCTGCAACTCAGTGAGAGTGTGCGAGGGAAAAAGACGTTTAGATTTTGCGGCGCCGTCCATTGTTGTGATCTCCGTTTGGGTTAAATTGCAAGACAAAGTTTTACAGATATCAACGCGGTTGTCAAGGATTAGTTTACAAAAAGTTTTACCGGTCTTGCAAGGAATTGTATAGCAGTCTCTATGCCAGGTTGTAAGTCATTGTTTTACAAGGTATAGCGTTTCGGCGTGGGGCGTGGGAGTGACAATTTACGGCAGGTTGTGCCGCAAAATTTTGTCACACTGACGCGATTGGTCACGGATAGTCACGAATAGTCACGGAAAAAAGGCGAAATGACCATGCGGTTTTCATAGAGGGAAATGCGGGTTATGGGTCAAATAGTCATTGTTTTTTTGAACGGTAGAAAATAAATATATGTAAGTCACATAGTTGTGACGGAGTTACACCCACGCCGCCGCCGTCGAGCCGCGCCGATTTTTTTTCGTTGGCTAGATGACCTATTTGACCTATTTTTGGCTCCGCGCCTGATCGCCCGCCACCAATCCCCCCACGCCGTTAGCCTGCGACCCTTTCGGCAATGACTATTTGACCTATGGTTAGCAGCATGACTATTTGACCTATGGTTTGCCGGATGGCCATTTGACCTATGGTTGGCAGCATGGCCATTTGACCCATAACCGCCGGGCTGATTGACTGGCGCCTGGTAGGCTGGCAGCCGACAGGCTGGTGGCTAGCAGCTGGTGGCGATCGGGCTGTCGGCTCGAGGCCCCCGGGTAGGGCCGGCGGGGGAGAGCTTGTGGCCGGGTGGTATCACAAAAATTTTTTTATTTTTTAGCCACCAATCAAACATTGCCTTACGCATAGGTCAAATGGTCAAATCGGCTTTCCATTTTTAGTCGACGCGGCTACACTGGCGGCATGACTTTCAAAAGCCTTCCGTTAACTGTGCGTGAGTTGCGCGCGACCGAGGCGACGCTGGAGCGCATCTACCATGCTGCGTTTTTAGGTTTGAAAGGGGATTCACTAGCATTAGCAGCGGGTATGCTGCCTGTGGAGTTCAAGCGACTAAAAGAGCTTGACCAGACTGCCGAGATTGCCGAACTCAAGGGGCGCGCCGACAGTGAGCAAGAAAATAGTCAGCACCTGCTCGACGCTGCCCGCGCTGGTGATGCCAAGGCCGCCCTTGCGATCTTGCAGCACGCCCACGGATGGGTCGCCAAGCAAGCCATCAGTGTCGAGGTCGACCAGCGCATCAGCGTCATCGACGCCTTGCGCGCTGCTGAGGGCCGCGTTATCGAAGGGCAAGTCGTGACACCGGCGTTGGATGTTCCACATGAAACCATGCGCGTCCGCCCGGCGCGGCCAGCGCCCGCACGTCAGGAGACTGCGCAGTGAGCACACTAATAATGTTGGCGATTTTTGTTGTGTTGATGTTAATCATCCGCGCGTTGTTTGACTGATGCAAAAGCCCATCTACAGCCCGGAGGATGAGCAGCTACTGATGACCCGGCTGTGGGGGCCGTCGATTAAAGACGACCCCGAGGCGTTTGTATTGTTCTGCTTCCCGTGGGGGCAGGAGAACACACCGCTGGCGCGGTTTAAAGGCCCGCGCATGTGGCAGCGCCAGGTGTTGCGCGACATTAAGACGCACATCGCCGCGAACAAGGGGCAGCTGGAGATGGACACGCTGCGGGCGGCGGTAGCGTCGGGGCGCGGGATTGGCAAGTCGGCGTTGGTCAGTTGGCTGATACTGTGGATGCTGTCCACGCGGATCGGCGCTAGTGTCATTATTAGTGCTAACAGTGAGTCGCAGCTGCGCTCGGTGACGTGGGGCGAACTGACCAAGTGGTCGACGATGGTCATCAACGCCCACTGGTGGGAGATCAGCGCGACCAAGCTAACACCTGCCAAGTGGCTATGCGACCTGGTGGAGCGGGATCTGAAGAAGGGCACGCGCTACTGGGCCGCCGAGGGTAAGCTGTGGAGCGAGGAGAACCCCGACAGTTACGCGGGTGTGCACAACCACGATGGCATGATGTTGATCTTTGACGAGGCGAGCGGCATACCCGACGCCATTTGGTCGGTCGGCGCGGGCTTCTTTACTGAGAACATCTTGGACCGCTACTGGCTGGCGTTTAGCAACCCACGCCGCAACAGCGGGTACTTTTTTGAGTGCTTTCACGCCAAGCGTGACTTTTGGCAGACGCGGCAGGTGGACGCCCGCACGGTCGAGGACACCGACCGGCGGGTGTATGAGCAGATCATTGAGGAGTACGGCGAGGACTCTAGCCAGGCGCGGGTGGAGGTGTATGGTGAGTTTCCCAGCATGGGCGACGACCAGTTCATCAACCCGGCGCTGGTGGCCGACGCCGCGCAACGCCCGCGCTACAAGGATGAGACAGCACCCATCGTGTTGGGTGTGGACCCGGCGCGGGGTGGGGCGGACTCGACGGTCATCGCCGTGCGGCAAGGGCGCGACTTGGTGGCGCTGCACCGCTACCACGGCGAGGATACGATGGCCATCGTCGGGCGGGTGATCGACGCCATTGAGGAGTACAAGCCGGCGCTAGTGGTGCTGGACGAGGGCGGGCTAGGCTACGGCATCCTGGACCGGCTGCATGAGCAGCGGTACAAGGTGGTGCGGGGGGTCAACTTCGGGTGGAAGGCCAAGAACCCGGTGATGTACGGCAACAAACGTGCTGAGCTGTGGGGCACGATGAAGGACTGGCTGCGCTCGGCGTCCATCCCGAACGACAGGGGGCTCAAGGCCGACCTGACCGGGCCGACCATCAAGCCTAACTCGTCGGGGACGATCTTCCTAGAAGGCAAGAAGGAGATGAAGGCGCGGGGGCTGGCGAGCCCCGACGCGGCGGACGCGCTAGCGGTGACGTTCGCGTTCCCGGTGGCACATCGACAGTATGTTGACAAGCGTCCAACGCGGGGGTATAACTCTGACGCAATAGCGACCGGATGGATGGCGGCGTAATGGCTAAAAAGGGTGTCTCACTCTCAATCGGGCGTGGCGAGAAGCTGCCGGTATCCAAGGGCGCGGGGCTCACTGCCAAGGGCCGAGCTAAGTACAACGCCGCTACAGGCAGCAAACTCAAGGCGCCGGCGCCCAACCCCAAGACCGCAGCAGATAAGGGCCGCAAAGCGTCGTTTTGTGCCAGAATGGCTGGGGTGGTGGCCAAAGCTAAAGGGCCCGCAGAGCGGGCTAAAGCGTCACTCAAACGGTGGAAATGCTGATTATGGCCGCTAAACCAGGACTTTACGCTAATATCCACGCTAAACGCGCTCGAATTGCCGCCGGAAGCGGCGAAAAAATGCGCAAACCGGGCGCTAAAGGCGCGCCGACCGCTCAAGCGTTCCGCGAATCAGCCAAAACGGCTAAAAAACCTGCCAAGAGGCGCTAATGCCACTCGTAAAATCCCCATCTAAAGCGGCTTTTCGTAAAAACGTGGCCGCTGAAGTCAAAAGCGGCAAGCCGGTCAAGCAGGCCGTGGCCATCGCCTACTCCGTGAAGCGCAAAGCAGCGGGCGGCAGCGGTAAAATGGGGTCAAAAAAGCGATAATGGCAACAAAAAACCAAGACCCAACCGGTCTGGACACCGCCGGTAAGGTGTCTGCGCGAGGCGGCCCGACTAAAGAGGCCGACCACACCGATGTGCTATCTACGATGCGCTATCGGCTCAAGATGGGCATTTCCGCGTACTCCGAGTCGCGGGAGGACGAGCTGGATGACCTGCGGTTCATGGCTGGCTCGCCCGACAACCAGTGGCAGTGGCCGCAGGACGTGCTCTCCACACGGGGGTCGGTGCAAGGGCAGACCGTCAACGCGCGGCCTTGCCTGACCATCAACAAGCTGCCGCAGCATGTGCGGCAAGTCACCAACGAGCAGCGGCAGAACCGGCCATCGGCCAAGGTCATCCCGGCTAACGACTTGGCTGATGCCGAGGT